TGTATTATTCCTATTTGAATACGTATGTCTGTATTTTCAGCATTTGTATCCTTAAATTCTTTCACAGTATCAATTGTGACCTCTAATGTTTCCAATAATAGATTATAAGCGTTAGGTATTTTTTGATTCATAGCCATTACATACCCATCCTATCTGCAACTCTATCTAATTTAGATCTTATTTCTTCTACTGATTCTTGAATTTCTCTAATCCAATGATATACGTTTTCCATATCCATTGCATGATCTTGAACAGATATATGTTTAGGTACTACTTTTTCTGTTTTTACTTTCTTAACTTTAGTTTTAGTCATTTTCTCTCCTATTCTATTGGTTTTTTACCTTTTAGTTTACATTGATATAAATATCTTTCTCTTTTATGTTTAGTCCAAGGAACAAAATGTGTATAATCTGTATCCTTTTCTCTTCTTCCTAATTTAAGATCAGTTCTAGTTATGAAATGAAAGTATTCTGTTAATCTCATTTTACTTTATACTCCTTTGATATTAGTTCTATGAAATGATTTAAGCTAATAGCTACATAGGGATTTTTTCTATTCTTTTTTACAACAACAGCAGCATGCATTCCTTCTTTAGTATTAGCTTCAGCTTGTTCAACAGCAGCCCAAAAGCTTAATTTTTCTACATTTTTACATTCAAAAGAATAGGGTATGATTTTTTGACCTTGTGGAGAGAGTACAATATCTTCTCCTGTCATTCCCATTGTTTGCGACTTAATATCATCTTCCTTTAATTTAGGTATTTTACTGGTAAAAACAAAGACTTCTCTTAGTTTATCTCTTACTAGATTTTGTAACGCTCTTCCTTTTGCTTTCACTGATTTTACTTTCAATTCTACCCCTTTCTAATCTTTTCATTACTTTTTTAATTATATTTTTTATATGCAAGAAAGGGCCCTCCGCACGAAGACCCTTTTCTTGTTTCCTCCTATTACTCTGCTTCATATTTAGTTATCTTATATGAATAAGAGCCATTCCTTTCCCATAATGCTATAGACAATTCATCTCCAGGTTTAATTGCCATATCTAATTCTATTTTTCCTGTATACATAGGCAACTTAGGATTTTCTGCTACTTTTTCGTTTTTGTTGATCCAGCCGTTAGAGACTGCTGTGTATTTTGTTTCCATACTTTCTCCTTTATTATATTTTCTATTATTTTTCTATCTTGTTTTTGTATTTCTATTAAGTCTCCTATAGTTGGCTCATGATCATTTTCTTCATACCAACTTATAAGAGCATTAGCTATCTTGCCCATCTTTTCTTCCTTCCCAACCAAACCACTCTTTACGCCAATTAGAGAGCTGTTTAGTTCTTTCTTTGCTTGTTATGTGACCTTTAGATAATTTAGTTCTTCCTTTTATTCTAGCCTTTAAAGATCTTTCTCTTCTTTGACTATGTAAACTTAAATCAGCTAATATCACTTTCTTTTTTTTTGCTTGTCTTTTCATATTCCCCCTAACATGGTTTGAGCTTTACATTATGAGGTTTTAATTTAACTCTCATATGTTCTCTTTCTCTGTTTTTATCACTCTTAAGTTCAAGATAAGATATAGAACCATCTTGATCTCTGAATGGCTTTAATGATAGTAATTTGTTAGCATTGTAAGCTATTCTAAATGAACCTCTAGCACTAGATATATCCATACCTTCTTTAAATGCTGATTTATTTATTTCACTTACTGCGAACACTACTACATTATGCTTAACAGCTAATTCCATCAAAGCTTGTGATGCTTCTTCACATTTCATGTTCATATCTTTGTGCTTTGATCTAAATAAGCCCATGTGATCAACAATAATAAGCTCTGGTTTTCTAGGCATCATAGATATTCTTTTTTCTATTTCAAAAGGATATGGAGATGAATAGTCTACTGTAAGCCATTTAAACTTTTCACTTTGTCCATTTTGAAACTTTTTGTAATGTGCCTCTAATTGTTCTTGACTCCATTCGTTTTCAATCATAACAAATCTAGACCATATTTGTCTTGCAGACATTTCCATTTCAATGAAATATGTTGGCCTCTTCAACTCTACCATCCAATTTTGAAGCAACATAGTTTTCATACTTGCTGGAGGAGCTTGCAATATTACTACCTCACCTGGATATATAGGAAAGTCTTGACCATATAATTCTCCTATATTAATAGGTTGCCTATCTTCTCTGTAAAAATCTATTAATTGATTTTCCATTTGCAAGGACGTTAAAGCTTTAGTGTCAGCTTTAGATTTATACAATCTGCAATTCTTAGAGCAGAATTTATCCATCACTACATCACTACATCCATATCTATTTCCTTCACCATTATGTCCATCATAAGAAGATTTAATAATGCTTTCCATTTCCTTCTCAGAAAATTTATAGTTAGGTTTATCTACTTTCTTTCTCCAGTTTTCCATAACTAATCTTACAATAGGTTCTGGATATAGCCATCTAAAATGAGCAGCTAATCTTAATGCTACTGCATGTCTTTGTCCTATATTAGTACCACTTAACATTCTTTGTATGCATGTATAATTAGCAGCGTCTGGTTGTCTTCCTTCTCCTTCAAATATAGTATCAATTACTTCTTTTTTCTTAGGTGTAACAGAAGGCATAACATTAAATATCTTTTCATGACTAGCTATTACGTAATTATGCAATCTTTTATTAGGACTTTTTGCTCTATTAGTAATTAATTCTTTAGCATTTACATGAAATAACCATTCTTTTTCAATATCTACTTTATAAAATCCAGATTTTGTATTCTTAGTATTAAGTATTCTGATAAGTCTTGTTTTATCAGTTACTGAAGAATCAGCATATTCAAAGATTCCTTTACTAGTTAATTCTTTCTTTACATAAACATGCAAGTTTTCATCTGGATTCCATTGAAATGCTTTACTAGGAATACCAAAATGAAATCCTCTTCCACTAAAATACAAGCTATACATACATTGTAATTGATCTAACAATAAAGATAGTTTTTGTGCTCCCTCTATTGCTTTATCAAATTCAGGTCCATCTACATCTAATATAAACTCATCAGGCATATATAAAGCTCCATCATAACCAGATAAAGTTTTATTTTTAGCAAAATATTCTACTACTTCTTCATCGTAATAATACAATGAACAGAATGTGTCATGTTTATATCCCATAAATTGTTCATATTGATTTGCATCATGAAAATGATGTCTTTTATTTATACCAAAAGCAAATTCTCTTATCATTATTCTCCTTTCATTTTTTGATAGGGGAAGCAGAAAGGAGTACCTCCCCTATCTCTCTCCCCTAGACTACCAAGGTATATCTTCTACTTTGTCTACTACTGTAATATCATCATCTGTTCCAAAACTATCAGAACTAGAATTATCTTTCTTTACGTAATTGTTGTAGTATTCTTCAGCTTTTCCTTTCCAGTATTCAACATCACTATCAGAAAATGATTCTAATTCATTCTCGAATACTGTCGGAGCTACACTAGTCAAAACTTCTGTGTATTTCTTTCCAGATTTCTTATAAAAGAATACATTTATTTTCTTTCCTGATAGTTCTTCAGGTTTATCATCTATTGTTAATATAGCATCACCATCATCTGATTTAGATACGCTTTTAATACCAGCATTAGCAAATCTAAATAATCTGCCTATTGCAAATTCTTCTCCAGATTCACCTTCTTTTGCCCATATTCTTAAAGCAAGTTTATCATAATCAGCATATTCTTTAAACCAGCAATCTATAAATTTACTTCCATTAAATTCACCATATGAAGCTTTAGAGATTGTTAGTGTATGCCACCCTGGAGGGAATTTATCTACAAATTTCTCTCCTGCGTTCTTAACTGTTAATGTTCTCATTTGATACCTCCTCTATATTATTAGTTTCTCCCCTTAAATATGCAATCTCTCCATTAGCTGGAGTAGATTCAGCAAAATTAGGATCTTCAGCATCTGCTGCCTGTTCCATTGAAGTTCTTTCAGGTTCAGGTATGTGATTATTTCTTAAGTTATGTGGATCTTCTTCACTTCCATCTTCATTAAGTAATGGATTAATTAATGATTTTAAGCTGAAAGTTTTACCACTGCCAGGTGAGCCTATAACTAAGATTTTAGAGCCATTAAAGCCCTTTTTAGAAGCTGCTGTTAGTACTTGATTGAAATCTTGATCCATTTCTTCAGGTAATAACTGAGTTCTATCTTTAGCATGGTTATACATTTCACTATTTGCAGTAATCCATTTATATTCTCTAGTTCCATCATCTTTAGTTATGGTTTTAGTATAGAATACAAAATCAAACCATTTAGATATATCTTCTTTAGTAGATCCATCTACATATGGCTGTAATCTATTTTCTCCTGAATCCATAGTTTGCACTTTAGAATGACAAGTTAATATCACATTTCCAGGTATTCTAGTTACAAATTCTAAAGCAGTATCAAGCTTATTCTTTAATCTGCCCCATTCTTGTAGTTTCATCTTACCTGTTTTATCTGTTAGAGTTCTCATAAACTTTTTAGATAGCTCAGAAAATGTATCAATAACTAAAGCATCTATTTGAATATCATTTCTAGGAACTATTTTGCTTACTGTTTGCTCTATTTCGAAAGTATCACTCATCTTTACTTTCTTTTTTACTGTTTCAGTCTTATATATTTTACCTATAGTAGACTGGAATTCATCCCATGAAGACGGGGTGAGCATCGGCAGACCAAAGTTCTTAGCAATAGTTTCTTCAGAACCTAAAGTTTTAGAACCATGTTCTACGTCAAAGTATAATACCTTCATAGTATTTCTCCTTTATTTTTATGTTACGTTTCCTTACAGGGCTTGTAATTTAAGAACTAAGTTTCGTTTTTCCTAATAATAATGTTGGAAAATTAAAACTTATTTCTTTGTTGAAAGGCTGGCCCGTTACAACCTTTCTAATTGAGTTAGCAATAAAGCTACCACTCATATTTGCGCAATAGCTAGTAGCCTTTGCATTGCATGGTTCAGGATCACCATCTTCATCTGAATACCATGTCTTTAAGTATTTCTTTAATGTAGGATTAATTAAAGTATATTGCTGATAGTGCTCTGCTCCCATTCTACCATCAATTAATGCTACAGGTTTATCTCCACAATTAGATATAATAGTTACAGCTTCTAATCTGCTAGACATATTATCAAATCCTAATACAATTATATTTTTTGAACTAGGATTAGGAAGATATTCTTTAAATTCACCATGTATTGCATCTGTTACACAATATGGATTAATATATTTTATCATGTCACGTAAAGCTTCAACTTTAGGCTTGTCTATATCATTGAAATTATACTGACTTACTCCAATATTTTCAGTAGATACATGATCCATATCATATAAATTCATAAAACATGCACCACATCTAGCTAATTGAGTAGCTGCTGAACTACCTATAGCCCCACATCCAAGTATATGAAATGTATAATCTTCTATTTTATCTCCAATTATATCAGAGAATCTTGTTGTAAAACTCATTTATTTTTCCTTTCTTTTAATTCAATATATCTTATCACATCTTTATAGTTTTCTATTCTAAATATAGCATTATCACCACATTTCATGCACCTACCCATAGGTTCAGAATCATATAATTCATCATAA